GGTACAACTGGTACTGACCTATCATCTTCTGTAGCTACAGGCACTACAACCCCTGTAATCACGCTTAATGTGCCAACAGCTTCTGCTTCTAATCGTGGTGCTTTAAGTGCCGCAGATTGGACTACATTTAATAACAAGGGTTCAGGCACAGTAACTTCAATTACTGCTGGTACAGGTCTTTCTGGTGGCACTATTACAGGGTCAGGGACTATTGCTATTGATTCAACAGTTACTACGCTTACAGGCACACAAACCCTTACAAACAAAACACTAACAAACCCAACCATTACGAACTACACAGAAACGCTTTATTCGCCTTCTGCTGGTAGTACATTTACTGTTGCATTAACCGATGGTACGGTTCAAAAACTTACTACTAATGCCAATACAACAGTTACATTACCTAGTTCTGTAAGTGGCAAATCTTTTATTATTATTATTGCTTATGGTGGTTCTCATTCAATTACATGGGCTGGTGGCTCAACTATAAAATGGGCTGGTGGTTTTGCGCCAACAGCAACCGCAGTAAATGGAAAATTTGATATATTTACTTTTTTTCAGGATGGTACAAACACTTACGCATCTGTATTAGGACAAAACTATTAATGTTCAGTTACGCAACTAAATCTTCTAGTGCTCAATTAGACCCAAATTTTAAACAAGTAAGCACATTGCTTCATGGTGATGGTACTAATGGTACACAAAACAATACATTTTTAGATTCTTCTACAAATAACTATACGATTACTAGAACTGGAGCGCCTACACAAGGAACATTTACACCTTTTAGTCAGGCGGCAGGATATTGGAGTAATTATTTCCCAACTTCATCGTATGCAGTTGTTGCCACCAATGCTGCTTTTACTTATGGAACTGGTGATTTTACAATGGAGTGTTGGGTTTATTTAACTACAACAGGCACAATTCAATACATTATTGACCAAAGAAATAGCGGAACAGCCAATGCTGTAATTCCTGCAATTTATGTTTCAGCCTCTGATGTTCTTACTTATTTTGTATCTAATGCAGCGCAAATTACAGGCACAACAGCTTTAGTTGTAGGCACTTGGTATCATGTTGCCGTTTCAAAATCTAGCGGTAATACAAAAATGTTTTTAAACGGAATTCAAGAAGGCTCTACTTATTCTGATTCAAATAGTTATGTAGCCAGTCGTGTATGTCTTAACGTCAATGGTGCAACTGGTGTTAATATTTTAGTTGGATATACATCTAATGTTCGATTGGTAAAAGGTACTGCCGTTTACACCGACAACTTCACACCTAGCACCATACCTTTAACAGCCATAACGAATACCAGTTTACTTACTTGTCAATCTAATCGTTTTATAGATAATTCAAGTAATAATTTTGCTTTAACACTTACAGGAACGCCACAGGTTCAACCTTGGAGTCCTTTTGCTCCCACATCTGCATATAACACAAGTGTCATTGGTGGTAGCGGATATTTTTCAGGGTCTGCAGGAAATTATTTAAGTGCTACATACAATACATCGTCTTTTGATTGGTGGACAACAGATTACACAATAGAAGGATGGGTATACCCAACAACATTGGCAGGATGGGGATATATAACTGCTTCAGATACGCAATCAACGCTTATTGGAAACGCAAACGCAACTTCAGTTATAAACTATTGGTCTTTTGGCCCATATACAGATGGAACAGTTAAATTTAAATATTACAATGGTCTTTCTGTAACAGTTACATCTACTAATACTGTAAAAAGTAACCAATGGAATCATATTGCAATGGTTAAAAATTCCTCAGGAATTACATTATATGTAAATGGAATAAAAGATACAAATTCTGCAGTTTCTGGAACACCGCAATCTTCAACAGGAACACCTTTAATTATAGGTCAAATCAACACTACAACAATTAATGGATACATTTCAAGCATTAGAATTGTAAAAGGTACTGCTCTTTACACAGCCAGTTTTACTCCACCAACAGCACCCCTTACAGCCATTACAAATACTACATTACTTCTCAATGGAACTAATTCTGGCATTGTTGATAATGCTATTAAAAGCGATATAGTTACAGTAGGCTCAGCACAAATTAATACTTCTGTTGTGAAATATGGCACAGGTTCAATTAGTTTTAATGGAACAACAAGTTATTTAAACTTTCCAAATAACACTTATTATGCTTTTGGAACTTCAAATTTTACGATTGAAGCATGGGTTTATCCCAATTCTGTAACAGCTTTGCAATCTTTGATAGACACAAGGTCTACTGCGACAGCTACGACAGGAATATTAATTTCAATTACTGCACTTGGGTTTATTTCTGTAACAGTTAATAACGCAATTTTGTTTACTTCTTCTACTGGAATTACAATAAGTGCATGGACTCATGTGGCTGTAGTAAAAAATGGCTCAACTATTACACTTTATTTAAATGGTACAAAACCCCTTACTGGGTCAGGAACATCATCAACTAGTTTAACTGACCAGTTTTTAAGACTTGGTGCATCTGCTGGAACAGCTGCAAACTTTTACAATGGTTATTTAGATGAAGTGCGTATTACTAACGGTATAGCACGATACACAGCCAACTTTACTCCGCCAACTGCGCCATTTCCCAATCAATAAGGATTTATATGTTAATTGCAAAAATACAAGACGGAAAAATAATTGATTTAGCCGATTACCAATCTATGTTTCCTAATACTTCTTTTGCTAGTAGTGGGCCAAATGCAAAATTTTTGGCAGATAACAACTGTATGCTTATTAACACCAATTTAGACCATGATTCAAAAACCCAATTTTTGGAATCCACAGAACCTTATATTTTGGGCGATTGGGTATATACAGTTAAAGTATCGGAAAAGCCAATAGTAGAAGATGTTGATTTCACCAATACAACGGCTACCCTTTTATAATGTTTTCTTAATATGTTTCAGACCGCTTTTCAACCTAATGCGTTTCAAAATAACGCATTTCAGATTGTTGTTACCCCTACCCCACCTACTAAAACAGGTGGTGATGACGCATGGAGTCCAGAAGAAAGAAAGCGGTATAAGGCTTTACAAAAGAAATTAAGAATTGCCGAAGAAAAGCGTATTGAAGCATTAAAGACTGATGCCCAAAACCGCAAGCAAAAGATTACAGATTTAGTTGACCCTAAACCTGTTGCAAAAAAGAAACAAAATAAAGTACAATCCAATCAAGAAGTTAGCGTTGATATACCGTCAAACCTAGCAAATATTGACCGATACATCGCTAATCTTGTTCAACAGCAGCAAGACTTGCAAACCGCAGTAGCAATAAGGTCAGCTAAACTCCGCTTAGAGCAAGAGTTAGCAGTCCTAGAAGCCAAACGGCAAGCAGAATTAGACGATGAGGAAGCATTATTAGCACTCTTACTTTAAATCCGCACACGGAATATAAAAAAGCCTACGAACACCTACACGCTGGTCGTTTAGACGCTGGATTTAGGCTATTTGAATATAGATGGCATCCTGAAATTATTGCTAACCAGGCACAACCCTACCATCAAAAGCTAAAAATGCCTGTATGGAGAGGTGAAAGCCTATTAGGGAAAACCATTACTGTCCAAGCAGAGCAAGGTTTTGGTGACATTATTCAATATGCTCGCTTTTTGCCATTTTTAAAGGTAATGGGCGCTAAAAGTGTTGTTTTATTGCAACATGGCTCATTGCATACATTATTTGGGCAAATGGATTGTATTGACACATTTACCAATATGCCAGAAGAAGGCATTGCCACAGAGTCAGACTATTGGATTGGCATTATTTCCTTGCCTTATTACATAAGTCTTGCACCAGCATACGCTAAGTCTTTATTTCCATGCAATTTAAAGAAGATTGTAGGGTCAGAAGGTTATTTAGACGCTATTCCTAGCAATATTCCTAAAAAACTCGCAGTTAATTGGTCAACTTCTAAAGGGCTTTTGCACTATGTACGCACAATGCACCCCGAAAAAATGCTTGAATTAGTAGGCCCTGATGCTTATTCATTTAACCCCGAAGAAGATAGATTTTGGAGTCCACTTCCTAAAGACGGCTGGCAAAAGGATTGGAATAAGACTGCAAGCCATTTAAAGGCTTGTAAGGGACTTGTAACAGTAGATACAGGCATAGCCCACCTTGCTGGTGCTTTGGGCGTTAAAACCATTGTAATCATGCCTAAAAAGGAATTTAAATGCTGGCGCTGGAAGCATGGCACTTGGTATGACTCTGTAGTCACAGTTGAAGAAGATGATGTTTATAAAATACCCGACCTCATAAGGAGAATGTAATGCTTTGCCCTAAATGTGGATATTCTGATGGCAATCATGTTGAAGCTAAAAAACTGACTGACGAAGAATTCTTTATGAAATGGTGGACTCCTACTATTGGAGAAGAAGCCGCTAAAGCCTCTTGGTTAGATAAGGTTGCCATGAAAACTAGAGTAGCGCCCATGATTATTCCAGACATCCCAGGTCATATTTCTATGGCTGATGGCACTTGGGTAGATAGTCGCTCTAAACACAGAGAAAACCTAAAACGCAACCATTGCATTGAATTAGGCAACGATGTGCCAATGCAGCAAAAAGCCCCCGAAATGAGCAGACAGTCGCAAGAAGCAAGAAAACGACAAATTGCTGAATTAGCCTACGCCAAACTAAAATAAGGAAAAATCATGGAAGAATTAGACCGCAGAGCATTATTAGAACAAGCAATGGAGTCAGCAGATGAGCAAGAACCCTTGGAAACAGAAGCGGTTTTGGAAAAAGATATACCCGAGGAGTCCTTTGAAAAGGAAGTTAGCCACGAAAATACAGAAGAACCTGCCGAGAATATTCAAGCTGTTGAACATGAGAGTACGAATGAAGAGGCGCAGGAAGCTGCTGAAGAAGTAAAACCTGTAAATCGCCCATCTACATGGAAAAAAGAATATGTCCAGATTTGGGACAAAATGGAAGCTGGCGAACAAATTAGTAAAGAAGATTTTACTAAGTTTGCTGAATATGCTAACCAACGTGAGTCTGAATACAAAAAAGGCGTAAGCACTTATAAAGCTGAAGCTGATAGAGCAAAGGCTTATGAAGAAGCAGTTGCCCCTTATGCTAATGATTTACAAAGACGTGGCATTAAACCTGAACAATATATTAGTAATTTAGCTAGGGCTGACCAAATTTTGACCCATGCACCAATGCAACAAAAAGTGCAGATATTTCAGCGACTTGCACAAGAATATGGCGTACAATTAAATGGTAGCGGTGAAATGCAACAATTTGACCCCTACACGCAACAACTGATGAACCAGCTAAACATGGTTAATCAGGAAGTTTCAAGCATTAAAGGTCGGTTTGCCCAAGAGGAAAACCAACGCTTAATGAGTGAAATTGAGAAGTACAGAAGTGATGTGGAGAAATACCCTCACTTTGATGTGGTAAGGGAAGAAATGGCTCAATTACTTGAGTTAGGGAAAGCCCAAGACCTAGAAACGGCTTACAAGAAAGCTGTGCGAATGAATGACGATGTATGGGCATTGGAACAGGAAAAACTCCTAAAAGATGCCAAACAGACGGCAATCAAGTCACAGCAAGTAGCGAAAGCTAAGGCTGCTGCGGTTAGTCCAAAGTCCACTACTCCTAGTGGAAAAGTGAGTAACCCAGAAGATAAAAAGGATAGACGCTCACTAATCTCCGAGCAATTAGGAGAAGCAATGAGTCGTAGGGTTTAACTAGCCTAATTTTGGGCGCATTTTTTTAAGGATAATAATCATGGCATTTGCTAACTCAGCAATCACCGATATTATCGCTACCACTATTCAAAGTCGTAGCGGTGAATTGGCAGACAACTTAACACAAAACAACGCAATTCTTCAGCGTCTTTCACAAAAAGGTAATATTAGGCCTTTCAGCGGGGGAAATGTCATACTCGAAGAAATCATGTATGACGATAGCACAACCAACAACGCTAACTCTTATAGCGGTTACGAAGTATTAAACATTGCTCCAGATAGCCCTATTTCTGCTGCTCAGTATAAAATTGCTCAGTACGCTGACGCAGTTACTATGTCTGGCTTAGAGATGTTGCAAAACAGCAGCAAAGAAGCAATCATTGATTTGTTAGATGGTCGTATGCAAGTTTCTGAAGCTCGCTTGTTAAACCGTATTTCTGGTGACTTGTATGGTAACGGTACTGGTAATGGTGGTAAGAACTTGGATGGTTTAGGCGCTGCTGTTGCAGTTTCTCCTACATCTGGTACTTACGGTGGTATTAACCGTGCTGTATGGACTTTCTGGCAGAACCAAATTACTACTGGTGCTACTGGTGGTACTTCTGGAAACATTTTGTCAAAAATGACTGACGCTGCTATCAAACAGATTCGTGGCACAGACAAAGCTGACTTAATCGTTGCTGGTAACACAATGTATTCCTACTATGTAGGCGCATTGCAAGCTATTCAGCGTATTGCTGCTGAAGAATCTGGCGCTGCTGGTTTTGCTTCCCTCAAATTCTACGGTGGCGGTACTTCTGCTGACGTAGTATTGGGTGGTGGTTATGGCTCACAAGAAACAGCTACATATATGTATTTCTTGAACACCAACTACATTTTCTTACGCCCACACAAAGAGCGTAACTTTGTACCTATTGGTGGTGAGCGCCAAGCAATTAACCAAGACGCTATTGTGAAACTGTATGGTTGGGCTGGTAACTTGACAACTTCAAACAGCTTCCTACAAGGCTTGTTGACAACCTAATAGTTGGGGGAAACCCCTTCTATTTTGTTACTTAATATATAAAGGAAATAAATCATGGCATTTTCAACACTCCCTATCGCAGGTGTAGATTTAACAGATACACAAACCGTTGCTGAACAGGCTTTAAATGGCGGTACTGTTCCAACATTTGGCCCACTCGGTGCAGAAACATTTGCTTCCGATGGTCGCCGTTATGTATGGGCAGTTGCTGGTGC